ACCCACAGCTGGTTAAGGATGGTTCCGGTCTGGTAGGTCTTCCAGCTGACAAACCCCTTCTGAGCGAGCTCGTTCCCGACGCTCGGCCGGCCGTTCGGGTTCACCACCATGGGGACCACGGCGTTCTTTCCCTGGAACGGAACAATGGCGTACCCGTTCTTCCCCACCGCGATGAGCGGGTACACATCGGCCTGGGCGGACGATGAGGGGATGTCGCCGGAGGACAGGTAGGTTGTCCCGCTGTAACCGGAGGTCTCCCACGACTCGAAGAGGGCCGTCAGGCAGAACCGGAACTGATCGACGCTCCCCACCTCGGCCGGGAGGGCGCGGTCGGAGTTGGAATACTCCTTCACCGGGATGAAGCCGTCCATGTTGCGGACATCCGCGTCACAGTCCGTGTGCCCCATGACGAAGTAGGCGGGATGCACCGGCTCGGTGCTGATCTTGGCCGAAGCCTTGATGATATTGCCGATGGTAGCGGCCTTGTTCCGCCTGAAGCCCCGGTAGATCCTCCGGAAGTCAGAACGGAGAGGGGGGGAGTTGACGGACGCCCGGGCGCCGGCGTTGTTCGCGTAGTAGACGTTGGAACCGGCCTTGAGGAAGGCGATACGAACAACCTCGATGGTCTCCGCGGCCTGCTCCCCACAGTTGTCAAACGTCTCCTTGAAGACGTTATCCTCGTGGGTATCTGCAATAACATCAGTAAGTTCGACAACATCGCCGTATTGCTCGAGGCTACACGAAACGTCCGTATAGGTGAGCTTCCGTCCTTCCGGGGGGATGCCCTCAGCCAGGGGCGCGGTGGCCCTCGGCAAAGACTCGTACCGCCGGAACTTGATGGTCTTGGACTTCTTCTTGGGAAGGGGGCGGCTCTGGCCGAACCGCTCCGTCACCAGATCGAACTGGCCACGGGTCAGCAGCCGAATGGCCGCGTATGCCGCGGTCCTGGGGGAAATGTCCCCATAGACATTGGTGTTCGAAGACATAGCGATCTCCTTTCGAAATCATGATGAATGATCCCCTGGAGTTCCTATGGCTTCGAAAACGCCTGCTGACTCTCTTTTGAGGGGTTTGGTCGTGGTATTCTTTCGCCTGCCGCATTACGGCGGAAGACGTTGAAACGAAACCAGGTTGCCGCACCGGCGGCACTTGATCCTGATGCTGGAGTCCGGATACCGGCCCTCCGCAAGGATGGCGCTGCAGTAGGGGCACCGAAGGTAGGGGTCGTTCGCTACCTGGAATCCTCGCTTTTCCCACAGCGCCTTTCTCTCATGCGGCTCCATCAGGCAACCTCTTTCTCCGCAGCCTCATCGAAGGCGGCATCGAAATCATCCGAAGAGGGCTTGGAGCTCGGAGTAGCGGTGCGGCTCCTGCCCGTGTGCTTGTGCACATCCTTGTGCTTGCCGTGGGCCTCCTTGGCCTCCTTGTCCCGGGCCTCCTTCTTTTCCCGCGCCTTTTTGACCGTGGCCCGGTTCTTGAACCGCTCGAGCCCCAGAACGTGATCCATGGGGTTCTTGGACCGGAAGAGGGCCTTCTCCTCGTCGGTCGCCTCTTCGTCGAACCACTTTCCCCACTCGTCCGACTGGACGATCTTGGGGGCGTCCCGGTGCTGGGATGTGACCGTGGCCTCGAAGACGGCCTTGCTCACGGTCTCCTCTACCTGATCGGAGGTCATGATGCGGCCAGACTCGATCAGGCGGTTCATCCCCTGCCGAAACCCGATCCCCACGATGGCCGACACCTCGGGATTGTCGGAGAGGTAGTCCCGGAGGTCCACCTCCACCCCGTTGACCTCGAGGGCACCTTCGGGGAGGATGTCCTTAGAGACCAGGGAGGAGAGGGCGTTGATCAGGCCGGGAGCGACCGGCTGGGGAGCGGGGGTCTCTTTCCTTTGATCCTCGGCCTGGGCCGTTTCAGCCGCCCTCCGGCTCTCCTCTTCCTCCTCCATGAGCTCCCGCCCACGGGTGAGGGCTTCGTCCTCGGGCTCTTCCTCTTCCGCCTCAGGCTCTTCCTTCTCGGGGTCCTCCTCGGATTCCTCCTCCTCGGGCTCTTCCTTTTCGGGTTCTTCCTCAGACTCCTCCTCAGACTCCTCTTCGGCTTCAGGCTCCTCTTCCTCGGATGGGGTCTCCGCAGGAGGGTCCTCTCCGAAAACCTTGTCAAAGTCCCCTTCTTCGGTCTGCTCCGTGACTTCGAGTTCGTCATCCGGCATGTCTCGGTCTCCTTTCATAAAAAGCCCCCGGGGGCCCGAGGGCCCCAAGGGGTTCTTCTGCCTGTTCGGCTGAGCCTACTTTTCCCGTCAGGCAGGGCCGGGGGAGGAAACTTTATCTGTTGTAATAATCAAGCACCTCATAGCTCACGGCAGAGTTGTAATTGGCCCTGAGGTGCAGGACATCATAGTAGCCGTCCATCGTGAGGAATTCAGTGCAGGAAGTTACGCTGGCGCTGCCCACGGTTCTGTTGGCCGACTGGCTTACAGGGGTTCCGCCCGACATGGTTCCTCCCGGCACATAAGTCACAAACTGCGACCCGCCGGAGTCTGTACCGATTAGATAAAAGTCCTTCTTGTCGCAATTCGCGTCGGGAACCGGAAGAGTGACAGTCACTCCCGCGCTCACTCCAATCCCAGCGTTTCCGGTACTCATCGGGTTCACCACACCGACAGCCGGACTCTGGTCGATGTAAAACACTGAGTAATCCCGAATGTCGTCAGAGGTGAGGGTGTACCCGGAGCCGCTTACGCAGGTAGGCGTTTTTTCCTGGCGAGAGAGGCTGCTGATTTCCCCGTCATCGTTGAACTCGGTCTTGGCTTTGTGGTCCAGACCGAAGACAACGCCCTTCTTGAACTCCTGCTCCGCGGTCCACTCATGCGACTTCCGGGTGAACGGATCGGCCGAAGCCGTCTGCACGAACACGGCAAGGCCCACGAGCAAGGCCATGAGGCAAAGAATGAAGCGTTTCATATCAATCTCCTTTGCTTTGAATGATGTTGGCTATTTCGTCCGGTGCGCTCAGGACCAGCTTCAAGCCGGCCACCAAGCCCATTTGATACCGGAGGTCATCGCGCACCGTGTCGCTCAGCCGGGGCCTGTGCTTCATTCGAGCATCTTCCGCGTCGTGTATGCGCTGGATCAGGGACAAAAACACCCGGCCGTAGTCGGTCCGGGCAAAGTGCCCCAGGGTGAGGAGGTCGTGCTCCGAGAGGCTTTGGTATTCGTGTCTCACGCCGGGGGGCCCTCCTCCGGGTCTTCGAGCGGGTCGCAGGTTTCCTCATAAATAACGGGCCGGCTGTGAAGGATGTCATGCTCCATCATGGTTGTGGCCATGATGAGGGCATTCATGTCATCGCCATTCCAGAACGTGTGGATCGACCCATCCTTTCGGGCAAAGCAGATCCCCACGGCTTTCAGCTCCCGCTTACTCTGAAGATCCAGGATCTCCATGACGTTCTTTCGGAGGCCCGTCTTGTCGTGAATCCGAAGGTGTTCAACCACGGGCCACCTCCGAAATCTGCCTACCGGAGGGCATGGTGAGACCCGTGACTTCCTGCTTGTACGTCCGGTAGAACTCGGTCTCCGTGTTGAGGATCCGGACCTGCTGGAAGTGGCTGACGTTCAGGTCGATGTAGGCGCGGTACTCATTCTGGCCGCCGCTGATCTTGGCGACACGCACCCCCACGCCGCCGTCTTTGGTCTTGTGCAGTTGGGTCTGGGCCGCATTCTTGAGGCGGATCCAACCGGGGAACGGCCCCGGCGCTACCTCACCGACGAAACCCACGCCGTCCCCTGAAATGAAATGGGCGATCTGGCCTTGGTACGGGGTCTTTTCCATCTAAGCCTCCTTTCGGGCTTCGCTACTCAGGTTTGTCCTCCACCGCGTCTTCCATCCCCTTGGGCACCAGGAAATCGATCCCCATGCCGCTCGCGTTCGCCATGACCCGCAGGAGGAGCTTGTCGTCGTACCGGAACTCGACGATGTGGTGGGGGTCGTCCTTGTACAGAACCCGCCTGCAGTGGTTCCGTATTGTGTCTTTGGTGATCTCCACCCCCATCTTGGTCAGGACCCGGAGGAGAATCTTTTCCGCCTCCAGCATGACGCGCTCCAGTAGGGCCTCGGGGTCCCCGTCGATGACCGAAGGGCCTCCAATGTTCGTGATCCCCCGAACCATCTGCTCCGGGGTGATGATGCGGGGTTCATCGGTCATGGAGAACCCCCTCCAGCTCCATAACGAGGGCATCGAGGTTGGCGGCTATCGTCTCGAAGGAGTTGTCAAAGCCGTCGGACTGAAGGAGCCCAGAGGCCTCCCTTAATCTGTCAATTGCCAGCCCCACCAACCACCGCCCCGTCGCGTGCTTATTCTGCTCGTGGATTTCGACCTTGACCCTCTCTTCGCTTTCCTCCCACTCCCCGCACCACTGCTCCGGTCGGGTCACGGGGAACCCCTCTTCGGATTGAGGGGCCTTTCTGCGACACCAACCACCAACAGCCGCTAAATGCCCTGGGTCAAAAAACCTGCACGTCTCACATCTCTCTTCCATCTCCAGCCTCCTTTTCGGCTTCTCCGCGGGTGAGGGTTTTCACCATCTCCCGCTGAAATTCGTGTTCGTTCAACGTGTCCTCCAAGTCAGCCTTGTGGGTCTCCTCTTCCCGGTCCAACTGAGACTCGAGGGCCTCCTTCTCCTTGTCGAACTCGGCCTTGGCCTCCTCCTCCGCGATCTTCGCCCGGGTCTCCACCTGCTTCTGCATCTGGAGGTCGTCCAGGGCCTGCACCCGGGCCTTGGCCTCCATCTCAGCCTGCTCCTCGGCCCTCTGGTTCTTTTCCTCGTCGCTCAGCAGGAACTCATCCGGATCGAAGTCCTGGGCCTCGTATACGACCCTCAGGTGGGGCGTGACCTTCACCTCGCCCAACAGAAGCTCGGACGACACCACCATGGCCAGGAGCTCCCGAATCTTCTGGGCCTTCATGATCCGGTCCTGGAATGAGTTGAACCCGCCGGCGTGAACCTTGACGTTGGCCTTCTTCTCCTGCGGAACGTCCGGGTCCTGCATGTTGTAGATGTAGATATCGCGGATTTCCGGCTCGATGTTCCCTTCGTCCAGGTTCCGAATGCCCCTGCCGAGGTACTTCCCGGCCTGCTCGAGTAGTTGGGAGAGCTCGTAGGCCGTGTCGGACTTCTGCTTGGGGAGCACATACCCCTGGAGGATCTGGGGGACCATGGACGCCGTGTCCCCCCACCGCTCCATCATGGCGATGCCCGACATGAGGGTTTCCCCCACATCCGGAATGACGATCGGCAGAACAGCCTGCCGCACATCCTCGGCCATGTCGGAGATGTCGAGTTGGCACCCGGGCTTGATCTCATCGATCTGATTGGGCTTCTCGAGGAGGGTGCGCTTGATGGCGAGGATGACGTTGGCAGAGAGCTTCTTGTTGTCCTCGAACGCCCTCACCATGCCGTTCAGGGCCGCGCTGATTCCCTTGAGGTTGTCCGGAACCCCTATCCCGTCCACCCGGTCCAGCACGTCCTCCCACTTGCTCCTGCGATAGGGTCGGTCCTTCGCCTCCACCCGCGCAAACCGCACGATCTCCTGGTTCGCCACTTGGGCGAGGACCTCCACCTCGTCCCCGGTCTCCTCGGCGTTCAGCCCCCCGTCCACATCCATGTGCTGGTCGGACTCGTAGTCCTCCACCAGGGTCCTCGGGGCCCTCACCCACGCCTCGAACGCATCCATGTTGCGCTTGCGCTCCTGGAGATTCCTCAGCGCAGGGGGTAGGCTGCCGGTACCCTGACCGTCCTTGGCGTTGCGATTCTCCGATATGGCCCGGTCGATGGCCTCGTCATCAAACGCAGGAAGGCCCTTCTTCTGCCTGAGTTCATACGGGGAGAGCTGGAGCAGTTCGATCTGCCCCCGGTTGGCCCGGAAGTCCTCATCCTCATAATCGAAGAGGAAGTTCCACACAGACACATAGTCGTGCCCCGGGGTGTCCCGCTCGGCCTCGTAGTAGACGAAAGACTGAAGCTCCGCCGCCTCTTCGGGGAACAACCCCTCGGCCTCAACGGACTCTTCCTGGAACCCCGTCTCGAGGATTGGCTCGACGTTGTACTTGCTGATGGTCTCGCCGTAGACCAAGAGGCTCATGAGGTGCTTCAGGTATCTTCGGTCCACCTTCCGGTCCCGAAGTTGGTCCTTGATCAACTCCGACATCCCCTCGATGGCCTCATCGATGGTCGCCTGTTGCTCCTCGGGGAGAGTTTCGTACGCAGACGCCTCGGCCGCCTTCAGAGTGAAGGGGATCGACCCGCTCTGCAGAATCACCTCCAGCAGCATCGAGAGGGCCGCGAACACCTTCGCCTTGGGGAGGGGAATGAAGGTAGTGGACCGCCAATCCTCTCCTTCCCCGAGCTTCCATTCTTCGGAGTCCTCGGGGTCCTGATTGTTGATCATGGCGTAGTTCGCGTTCCACCGCGGCTCAAACTGGGTCTTGCGCGTGTTGAGCCAGGCATCCCGGAGCTTGATCAGATATTGGGCGAGGCCGGTAGGCTCCAATTACTTCCCCTTCTTCACCTGAGTCGGGAGCTCTGTCTCCAGCTTCCGGTTGACCTTGGCCACCTGCTCCTCGAGTTCGGCCACCCGGTCCTGCAGCGCGGAGATGGCCTTCCGCCCGTCCTCGATGGTCTTCTTCATCTGTACGTCGCCCATGGTTTTCTCCTTTTTATTTGGATGCGGCAACGAGTTTCATGGCAACTTTTTTTCTATCGATACCCTGCCGAAACCGATTAAACCCAGACCTAGCCTTTCTAACTGCTCGCTCTGCTTTTAGTACAGAAAGCCTTTCCTCCCAGTCCCCCTCCATGAACCCAATATCATCCGTTGTAACAATGTGGTGGTGAAGTGGCTTTAAGCTATGCAGCCCCGCATGTAGCTCTCGGTGACACCTAGAGCACAACACCACACACCTCTTTATTTCCCTAAACATCTCTATCCCAGCAAGTTGAGAAACGTTCGCTGTTTTACCTTTGATATGATGGAAATCCATGGCTTGGGCAGTTTTATTGTAACCACAAATAGCGCAACCTTTATCTATCTTGATGCTGTTGCAGCATTGCCTACAAAAAGAGATTTCGTCTGATGTATAATGGTTTAGGTTAGACCTCTGTCCTTTTCTGGCCTCATATATATCTCGGCAACTATCAGAACAAAAAGCAGCCGAATACTTTAGCCTGGGTTTACCGCAGTTTTTGCATTGCAGTTTCGCCACCCCTACCCCCTGTACGGCATCCGAGAGAACCCCATCAAAAGCACCCGGAGGGCGTGGTAGCCCCGGGCCCTTTCCGGTTCGTCCTGCATCGCCAAGTGGCTTCGGAGTAAATCGTTGTGTTTATCGATCATAGCCCCGCCTCTTGCCGCCACCTCAGCGAACAGTGCGTCCGCGGCCTCTTCCCGGAAGTGCTTGACCTCCACCAGTTGAGGGGGTGGCTGGATCGTCTCGGCCGCATAAATCAGTTGCGCGTAGTGCTTCACGACATCCGCAGGGTCATGCCCCCAAAAGAATGTCCGGCATCGGTACAAGGTCCAGCACCGCCCGAAGAACTCTGCGAGGCCCTGGTAGGACTGCTCGTCCCCCTTGAACACCGGCAGGATCGTGTTGAACGGGAACGTCTCCCAAACGACAATGGTCTTGCCGGGGTGGGTCTCGCCAGCGATGAGCG